AGAGACCCTGAACACCAAATGGGGATGGGAACACCGATTGATGAAATACGAGTTAACGAAGCATTCGAACAAGACATATATGTAACATTAGGAGAATGTAAAAAATTATTTGATGATTGGGATAAACTACCTGAAGAAGTTAAATTAATTTTAGCTAATATGATGTTTAATATGGGTAGACCAAGATTATCTAAATTTAAGAAAATGATACAGGCTATACACGATGGTAATTGGTTAGAAGCAGGATATCAAATGAAAGATTCAAGATGGTACAAACAAGTAACAAATCGAGCAGACAGGCTTATATCACGAATGCAGGCAGTAGGCTTGAGTTAAAACAACAAAAGCAAAGAAAGAGACATATTAAAAATTTAATAGAACTCTTTAAACCTAGAGAAAGAAAGTTTATAAAACATGGCTAGAAAACTGACAGATAGGCAACAGAGATTTCTTGATGTATTATTTACAGATGCAAATGGTAATATTAAAGATGCTAAAGTTATTGCAGGTTATTCTCCTGCTACAAATAATCAAGAAATAATTAAATCTTTAAAAGAAGAAATATTAGAAGCTACGCAAATATATATGGCAAGTAACGCACCTAAAGCTGCTATGGCTATGGTAGGTGGATTATATGACCCTACAGAATTAGGCATTAAAGATAAAATGTCTGCAGCAAAAGAATTACTTGATAGAAGTGGATTAGTTAAAACTGAAAAGATGCAAGTTGAATCTACAGGTGGTGTTATGTTAATGCCTGCTAAACAAGTATCAGAGGAAGATGAGTAGAAGTTTAGGAAAGTGGAAGTTACCTCAACCTACAGACATTAAAGATGGAAATGAGTGGGTATCAATACCTCGTATAGCTAGAACAATACCTTTTGGATATATACAGGATAATAACGACCCTGATATTTTAAGACCTGTATCAAAAGAATTAGATTTATTAGAAAAAGCTAGACAACATATAAATCAATATTCGTATAGAGAAGTAGCTAATTGGCTAACAGCTAATACAGGTAGAAGTATTTCTCATATAGGTTTAAGAAAAAGATTAATGAATGAAAGACGACGTAAGGACAAAGCTAAAAGCATCCGTCAGTGGGCAGAATATGCGCAAAAGGCAATCGCCAAAGCGCATCAAATCGAAAACGAAAGAACAGGTGCAAACAAAGGAACAGTCGTTACAGAACTATAGTACATTAGAATCTATAAAAGAAGAAGAAGCTAATATACTATTTAAACCTAATGAAGGACCTCAAACAGATTTTTTAGCTGCTTCAGAAAGAGAAGTTCTATATGGAGGTTCAGCAGGTGGTGGCAAAAGTTATGCTATGTTAGCAGACCCTTTAAGATATATGGGTCATTCACAATTTAGTGGATTGTTACTTAGACATACAACAGAAGAACTTAGAGAACTTATATTTAAATCTCAAGAGTTATATCCTCAAATCTGGAAAGGTATCAAGTGGTACGAAAGAAAGATGCAGTGGGTAGCACCATCAGGTGCAAGATTATGGATGTCGTATCTTGATAGAGATGAAGACGTAATGCGTTATCAAGGTTTAGCATTTAGTTGGATAGGTTTTGATGAGTTAACACAGTGGTCTACACCTTTTGCTTGGAATTATATGCGTTCTCGTTTACGTTCTACAGCAAGTGATTTGCCCATATTTATGAGAGCTACAACAAACCCAGGAGGTGTTGGGCATCATTGGGTTAAAAAAATGTTTATAGACCCTGCTGCATATGGAAAGTCATTTAATGCAACAGATATTGAAACAGGAGAAGTCCTTAAATATCCATCAGGACATTCTAAAGCAGGCAAACCTTTATTCAAACGGAGATTTATTCCTGCAAGATTATCTGATAATCCATACCTCGCAGAAAGTGGAGACTATGAAGCAATGTTACTTTCCCTTCCTGAACAACAAAGAAGACAATTATTGGAAGGTGACTGGGATATTAAAGAAGGTGCAGCATTTACTGAGTTTGATAGGAAAGTACACGTTGTTGACCCCTTTAGTATTCCTAATAATTGGGTTAAGTTTAGGGCTTGCGATTATGGTTATGGAAGTTATTCAGGTGTTCTTTGGTTTGCTGTCTCGCCAAATGAACAACTTATTGTATATCGTGAACTTTATGTATCAAAAGTATTGGCGACAGATTTAGCTGATATGGTATTAGATGCTGAAGCAGGTGATGGCAATATTAAATATGGTGTATTAGATTCAAGTTTATGGCATAAAAGAGGAGATACAGGTCCTTCTTTAGCAGAACAGATGATTATACGAGGTTGTAGATGGAGACCTTCTGATAGAAGTAAGGGTTCTCGTGTATCAGGAAAAAATGAAATACATAGAAGATTACAGGTAGATGAATTTACTGAAGAACCTAGGTTAATATTTTTTAATACCTGTACAAATATAGTGGCACAATTACCATCTATACCTTTAGATAAAAGAAATCCTGAAGATGTAGATACAAAAGCAGAAGACCATTTATATGATGCTTTAAGATATGGTATAATGTCAAGACCAAGGTTTAGTATATTTGATTACGACCCACATGGAAAACCATCAAGTAGTATGCCAATAGCAGATTCTACATTTGGTTATTAAGGAAAATATATGGCTGAAGAACAAGAAATGGATATAAATGATAATGCAGTTGCATTAGATGATACAGATACTCCTGAAAACTTTCAAGTAAAATCTGTTGTTGACTATATAATGGAAAGATATAAAAAGTCTGATGATTATAGACAGCAAGATGAAGATAGATGGCTAAGAGCATATAGAAATTATAGAGGTATATATGGACCTGATGTACAATTTACTGAAGCAGAAAAATCTAGAGTATTTATAAAAGTTACAAAAACAAAAACATTAGCAGCATATGGACAAATAGTAGATGTGTTGTTTGGTGGTAATAAATTTCCATTAAGTATAGAACCTACAGAATTACCTGATGGTGTTGTAGCTGATGTACACTTTGACCCTAAAGCTCCTGAGCAATTAAATGATGAACAAGGTTTAGAAAGTCCTTATGGATTTAAAGGTGATGGCAAAGAGTTACCTGCAGGTGCTACTGAAAAATCATTAAAAGATTCATTAGGTCCATTATCTGAAAAGTTAGCAGATATAGATAATTTAAAAGAAGGTCCAGGTTTAACTCCATCGTCTATAACTTTTAGCCCTGCTATGATAGCAGCTAAAAAAATGCAAAAGAAAGTACATGACCAATTAGAAGAATCAAATGCTTCTATGCATCTAAGAAGTGCAGCTTTTGAGATGTCTTTATTTGGTACAGGTATAATGAAAGGACCTTTTGCTATAGATAAAGAATATCCTAATTGGGAGGATGGTGGAGATTATAGTCCTTTAATGAAAACTGTACCTGAAGTTACACAAGTATCTGTTTGGAATTTTTATCCTGACCCTGATGCACATAGTATGGAAGAAGCACAATATGTAATTGAAAGACATAAAATGTCAAGAAGTCAATTACGTGCATTAAAAAAGAGACCTTATTTTAGGGATAGTGTAATTGATGAAGTTATAGAAATGGGTGAAAACTATGTTAAAAAGTATTGGGAAGATGATTTAACAGATTATGCTCCTGACTATGGCATAGATAGATTTTCTGTATTAGAATATTGGGGTATGATAGACACAGAGTTATTAATTGAACAAGGTGTAGATATACCTACTGAATTAAAAGATACAGATGAATTACAAGCAAATGTTTGGACTTGTAATGGTAAGCTATTAAGAATGGTATTAAATCCATTTAAACCTGCTAAAATACCATATATGGCTGTACCATACGAACTTAATCCATATTCATTTTTTGGTGTAGGTATAGCTGAAAATATGGATGATACACAAACATTAATGAATGGTTTTATGAGAATGGCTGTTGATAATGGTGTGTTGTCAGGTAATTTACTTATAGAAGTAGATGAAACTAACTTAGTTCCTGGTCAAGATTTATCTGTCTATCCAGGCAAAATATTTAGAAGACAAGGTGGCGCTCCAGGTCAAGCTATTTTTGGAACTAAATATCCAAATGTATCTGCAGAGAATATGCAGTTATTTGATAAAGCTAGACAATTAGCTGATGAGTCAACAGGACTACCCTCATTTGCACATGGTCAAACAGGTATAACAGGTGTAGGTAGAACTGCATCAGGTATATCTATGTTAATGAATGCTGCAAGTGGTAATATAAAAACAGTTATTAAAAATATAGACCATTATCTTTTACGACCTTTAGGAGAAGGTTTATTTAGATTTAATATGCAGTTTGATTTTGACCCTAAAATAAAAGGGGATTTAGAAGTTAAGGCTAGAGGAACTGAAAGTCTTATGGCTAATGAAGTTCGTAGTCAAAGATTAATGCAATTTATGCAGGTAGCAGGTAATCCTGCTTTAGCTCCATTTGCTAAGTTTCAATATATAATTAGAGAAATAGCCAAAGCATTAGATTTAGACCCTGATAAAGTTACAAATAATATGGATGAAGCTGCATTACAAGCAGAACTTATGAAAGGTTTTCAAGCGCCTTTACCTGAACAACAAGGCATGGTAGCAGGTGCTAATCCTGCAGACCCAACAGGAGCAGGTGGAGGAACTATAGGTACAGGTCAAGTGCCTTTACCACAAGAACAAGGATTTACAGGAAATAATGGACAAGAACCTACTCAGCAACCTCAAGCCACTGGTCAGCAACAGCCACCTATGGCAGGGGTTCAATAATTATATTGATTTGCTTATAAAACAACAATATAAAACATTAGAACAATCAGATAATATATCAACTATAAATAGGTCACAAGGGTCTATTATGGCATTTAAAAGACTAAAACTACTCAGAGATGAGGTATTAAAAAATGACTAACTTTAAAGTAGAAAAAATAGATGGTGGTAGGAAAATTACGCAAGGTAATATGACTGATGAACAATATAATAAAGAAATGGAATATTTCGAAAAGTCTAAAGATATGTCTATTGAAGATTCTGCAAATTTTGCTCTAGAAAAATTAGAAGAAGAAAAAAGAGCAAGAAAAAAATACGATGCTATGACAAAAGAATGGATAAAAAATAGCAAAAATATGTCTCGTGAACAAAAAGACATATTTGTAGAAGAGTATACAAGGCTAAGAAATACGTATAATTTTGCTAAAGGGGGAGCAACAATGCAACAACAAATGAAACTGTTTGACGAGGGTGGACTAGAACAAGATGGTGGTACAATAGACCCCATTTCAGGTAATGAAGTTCCTGTTGGTTCATCGCAAGAAGAAGTTAGAGATGATATACCTGCACAATTAAGTGAAGGCGAATTTGTTTTTCCTGCAGATGTAGTTAGATTTATAGGATTATCTAAATTAATGAACTTAAGACAACAAGCTAAAGCAGGTCTTAAACGTATGGAAGCTATGGGTCAAATGGGTAACTCTGAAGAAGCTGTACTCCCTGATGATAC